CATTGCAGAAGGTTCTGCATACCGTTGAGAAAACTCTTGAAAACTAAAACTACGATGACGCACAATCTGATGTGCAATGTCACGAGTAGTCTCAATCTCTATGCAAGCGCTAGCCATCTCCAATGGTGACCAATGTGCGTGTTTGCATAGATATCGTATGAGTTTTTCTGACGTTTTGTGCGATTGTTGGTTCGCTGGATTGGAGACACGGGCGCAATACGCAATGAGCTCCTGTACATCGTTACCGACATATAATTCTCCTTCTGGTGGTTGACTATAACTGATAAGTCTTGCTGTTGTAAGCATACGATCTCCTTTATTTAGAGTTCCCATTATCATCTTTCCACCTTTCCATAAGTAATTCAAATAGGCAGTTTACCTTCATGCCTAGGAAGTTGTCCTAGTGAAACCGTTTTGGTTTCGGACGATAGTTACCCTTGTTTGCAAGTTCTGATACTCGCTTAGAGAGTTCGACATCACGCTTTTGCAGTTCTGCCAAATCAAACTCTAGGGTCTTCACACGGGCATCACTCTCTTCAAGTTTTGCACGATAGAAGTCTCTTTCCCTAATCAGTTCTTCTTGTGTTAAAACGTCTTTTACACTTTCTACGTTTTCCATCAGAAGTTCTCCTTAATCAGTTTGAGAAGTTGAGTTTTACATTTCTGTTCATTGTATCTCAGAAATGCACCATACTTGACGATTAAACGTCTACTATCTGGCCATACTAAATCATCTTGTAATTCCTTATCCCACTGTTTCACATAATTCAGTAACCCCTGTAGGATTACCATCGTTTCCACTGAAATCCTCTTGGCGAGGAAGTTCTTTAATAATACTGGATGTTGGCCGTTTTGGCAAGAGAAAATTGAATCAAAATCATCAACTATCGTAAATAAAAATGACATATCTGTGATAAAATTGTATGTCAGTGCTTGTTTGTTTTTAGACCATTCCAGATAATGTTCTTCTTTGAAATCTCCTAACCATCCTTTTGGTGACTTCACAAAATTTGAAACATAATAGTCAAGTGCCTTGTCATCATACTTCTTTGCAACACGAGCGAAAAAACTTCTGTCTTTTCTTTTGAGAAAAGAAGCCTTAGTGGCTGACGTTTTACCGCCATACCTAGTGTAATCGTAATCTGTGGTGAAATGAAGTTTGAGACCAAGATACATTTGATATGCTTCCCATGCTTCCATTACCGACTCCTTAGATTGGTAAAGTCGCTACCTTTGGAAGAAAGTTCAGTTCTCTTGCATCTGCCTCGATTTTTTCCTTTAGAGGTTTAGAGATAAGTGGAGCAACTGCATCAGGCTCCATCTGATTTTTCTCACAATAATCTAGTATTGCATCCATATATGTAACGCCACCAACTTTCACTAATTCTTCTATTTTCATTGCAAATTTTTTGGGTGTCATAACCGCCAATTCTTCTAGATTCATAATATTCCCTTTTTATTATTGATAGGGGGCAGGGCGCCCCACCCCCTATCTGTTATAAAGCAGAGCCAGTAAATAAATGCTGGATGCATCGCAGTTCTAACCGTAGAACCACACGAGCGTATTGAGGCGCTACCCTAACCAAGTAATCTTTTGACTAAGTGCTGTCACTACAACGTACAGTCCATAACCAAAGATGCTCCAGATTACAACAAATCCAACAACAGAAGGGTCATCCCAACCAGTGTCATCTTTCAATCCGAGCCTTCTACCAATCCTGTCTATCATTCGTGTTCACCACCTTTGTCATTTGCATCTAATACAACCTTCTGTCCATTCACCCACATATACTGTCGAGAACGACTTGGGGTAGATGTTGGGAAGTTTGAAAAGAATGTAGGTTTACGTTTTGCAGTTTCAAAGGTTGCAACTGTGATTACAATCGCCGCAAGAATAAATGCGTGTGCAATCATACTCGCACCCATAATCCAGAAACTACCAACCCACATTGAAAAAACGATACACCACATCCAAGCAAGTACCTGTAGTACCATGTGTCTGGTATTCAAGTCTGGGATGTGTCGTAGTGGATTGCTTTCTGCATCCATTACACTGTTCCACGAATCATAAACATATTGTCTCATAACTATTCTTTCGTACTTGGTTTGGTTGAGATGTACTCATAGAGTTCTTGTGCTTTCGCAACAACCTCTTGTGGTTGATACATCTTTGGGGTGTATTCTGCAAGGAATTCTTGGGCATCTTTACCTGCCTCTTTCCATTGCTCTAGTGCTTGATGTGTCATATCCATCTGTGTGGCATATGCCTGATCCATCATTTCTTTTGCCATCTTGAGTGTCTCAAGACGAATTTCAAAAGGGTTTTTATTTACAGCCATTTTATTTCTCCTATGTGTCTGTGTGTGTAGTGCCACTTTTCTGTTCCGAGGCAAGTGGCCAGCCCGACTAATTATGCCGCAAGGGCGTAATCAGAAGGTGCAAAGTTATCGTTTGCAGTTAGTTTAATGGACTATTACGCATCCATCCGACAATTCTACTCTCATCTCTACTCGCCAGTCGATCCTATTTCGCCCCCTCAGTCGGTCTATCTAGGATTTGGTGGAGGCGGCCGGTACTGCCCCGGCGTCCTGTTCAAGCGTTGAATCGTATCAACAAATTGTATTTTATTTATACCACACCTTTCCTTCAGTGTCAAGTAGCAGTCTTGTCTGTCGGTCTACCTAGTGCGATATTACCCTGTCCAGAACCAAGAACACAGGCTTGTTCATCACTGACAAACTCAATGAGTGTCCATGTTTCTGTTTTAGGATTCAATGCAATAACAAACTTAGATGGTGTAGTTAAACCATTTGGAAAACCAGTTTGGCCATCCATAATGATGGTAGGTACTTCACCATAACTCTTTGTCATATTAATCAGTGTTTCCATATTACTACACTGAATAGGTTTTTGTGCCCAATAGGTTGTGGGCATCTGGGGTTTGCTTTTTGGTTGTGGTAGTTCTGGATCTTGTGCAAAGGCAACTCCACTAAACAGGAGCGCCGATAACATCAGGCCCTTCTTCCAATGCTTCATTTTCTTTTTCCCATTCTGTTACAAACTGCTCTATAGTTTCTACGAGAAGGGGCAGATATTCGTGCTTCTTCTTTACAAACTCTTGAACTGTTCCATCTTCTGTTACTACAAGAATCACTATCTGCTCGATTGGTGTTCCTGTACGTTCTTCAAACATTTCTGCATATGCAGATGCCTGAATATAGTAGTCCAAATTCCAATCGTCATTGCGTTCAGATTTAGAGGTTTTGAAGTCGATGATTGATGGTACACCGTTGTATTCTGCAATGCAGTCTACTCTACCGGCGACTTGATATTTATCGCTCCACAATCCACATTCTTGTGCATATATATTATTTATGCTCGACTCAAGATGTGGTTTTAGTTGTTGAAACAAACAAAAGGGAAGGAACTGTCGATTGTCTTTTTCAATCTCTTGGTTGTTTAGGAAGTCCTCAACCATCTGGTGAACCTTAGTTCCCCTGTTTGCGGCAGTCCTAGAGATGTAGTTCGCAACATCTTCTCCGACTCTTTTACGCCATTCAGATAACCCCTCTCTTTTACGAACTGATAACACAGTAGTAATGGAAGGGAAAACACCACCTTCTGGTGTTAAGTAAAACCGCTTACGGTTTACTGTCTTAGTTGATACCTCTGGTATCTCAACTGGTTTGTGTGTAAACATATTATATCCTCAAAGTTTTACATATTATAATTCAAAATACAAGAGATGTCAAGAAGCTTTGCGTCCTTGACTTCTCCATACTGTATTCGCCGGCACACGAATAAACCGTTTATTAGTTTCATTTGTGTTGGGATTTGGAACAGTCAACATGACTCTCTTACCCCTTAGAAATGCACTCAACTGATTTGACATTCTTTCTGCACTCTTCATGTAATCTCTACGATTTGCTTTCGTAACAGAACGATTCACACTTCTACGTTCACCTTTAGAAACCTGTTTAGTTCTTTGTTTCTTTTTACCCATCGCCTTGTTCTTTCTTAATTTTACTGATAAGATATTCTTTCACCATACCAGAACGTACAATATCACCAAGTGTAAATTCGATATTCGCAAAGGAGTCCATACCTCTTAGAATTTTCATAAAGTGGTGTAATCCTTCTCTTTCAGAACTCTTTGTTAAGTCTGATTGGAAAACATCACCACAGAACATAATTTTTGAATCCATACCAACACGAGTAATGATTGTATCAAGTTCATGGAAACTTAGATTTTGACATTCATCAACTATAATGATTGCATTGTCAAGTGTGATACCACGCAAGAATGAAGTTGTGAGGAACATCATCGAACCTTGATTCTTTAGTCTATCGTACAGAATAGAGAATGCCTGTTCGTTTGGTTGTTCAAACATAAACTTCACCATGTTCTGGTATGGTACTTGAAACAGGGCTGTCTTATCTTCCTCATCGCCTGGCAAGAACCCAATCTCACGAGTTGGAACTGCACTACGGACTAGGTATACACAATCGTATTTACTTTCATTCTTTAGTGCTTCTTGCAAAGCGAGATATAGTGTAATAAATGTTTTACCAGTACCGGCCGCACCATACAAGAAAAGATTCTTACCATTCTTATATTCTTGAAAGGCACGCTTCTGATTATCAGTAACAGGATTAACTGTCACCATCTGGTCAATACGAATATCTTTTGCTTTGGCCATTAATTACTTCTCCACTTATTTCGATGTTTATCAATAACTGTCTTTGTCTTTACATCCTTGATAGACTTTCTTCCATATCTTTCTGCAAGTGGACTATCTGGATGTGCCTCGGCAGCCTTTGATAAAACCTCTTTCCAACCGGCATCAGTCTTTCCATCAATTGTTCCTGTTGTGGAAACAATTCCGAAAGACGTAGGCACTTGTTGAACGTGAGGGTATTCTTTCAACAGTTCATCTTTTGCATTAGATGATGTGAAGAACTCATCCCATTCTTCACCTGTCTGATTGTTTCTGAATTTGTATGTTGGCATTATCTAACTTCTCTTCACTTAGTTCTTTTATTCTATTTATGAGCCCATAATATGCCTCAGTCAAACTCTTGAGGTCTGCTCTAAGAATCTCATTTTCTGTTTGTAAATTGGCAACCTTTGCCCGTAACTCAGGCTGCTCGTAATTCCAATCTTTCTGTTCCATACCAATAAGGCCTTTCTCTTTCCTTCCAAGTTGCAAAACGCTTCTTGGCAACATTGTAAAAGTTACGATATGCCTGAACACTGTCACCTTCAACCATACACTCTGGGAACTGTTTCATCGCCTGTGGTACTGGTGTATGTCCTAGCACACTGGATGGCATATTCTTTGGTGGTTCACGCAACATATCCCAATAGTCCTTTGCACCATGAACCTTACCATAACGATGTTCGTACTCATTACAACATAATATGTAGTAAGTAAACATTAGTCCATAGTTTTCACGACACATACGAACCCATTTGTTGGTTGGATGATTGACATGAGATGCCTTGAAAAGAATCTTCTCCATCTTTCTGTCTGGGTGTTTCCATCGTTTGATTTTTGCACCACTTTTTGTCCTGTCATAATATTCAGTACCATCCAAAACACGATGTGCCGTACAGAGCATTTGTTTGTACTCTGTCGGCATCTTCACAACGTGTTTGTCACAATGATACTCAATAGATTTGAAAGGATCTTCATCTAACCAAAATAAGTTCATTACCTACTCCCATCTATAAAATATGTGATCTTCGATTTCAATTGTTTTCTGTTTCGTCTTTGCCCATTCTGGTGATACATAGTCTGCATGATAGTGTGTTGCACCCTCTGTAATATCCAGTATTTCAAATGTACCAGAAACAATACCTTCTGTCAATAGATATATGTGGTCATATGTTTCCTTGTCAAAGACTGTATCAGACTTTCCATCACAATACCAACTGAACTGGCATCTGTGTCGGATAGGTATCATTTCACCTGTACCTTTCCAACTAGGACGATGCGGCCCCTGTTTCACAACTTCACAAATAGAGTTTGGAAATCTGTCATCGTTTACACGATTTATAGTTACTGAAATGACTGCCATTTGTCCAGCCAGTGGTTGGTTTCTTGCCTCGTGATAAACATTCTCTGCGAGACAAGTTGCCTCTTCCCTATTAAACTCATCCCACTTACTTGGTGACATGGGTACATTATCGCCCCATGCCGGTGTTGAGATGGTTAGGAAAGATGCAATTAGTGCTTCTATCATTGAGTTAGTATCTCCATATTAGTTAGTGATTCTTGTGAATCCATATCATGTTGTTCATTTACAGATTCGTCTAGTTCTTTCCAAGCCTTGGTTGAACGTATCTTTGACAAGAGCATTCTATCCTTACGCAGACGGTTCATAATAATCTTATTCGCCTCTTTGTCTGAATACTCTAGTAAAACATAAGCACGATACTGTGTACCGTTTGCAACCACTGAACTCTCAGAAACCTTGTAACCAGCAACATCTACATCTGCAATGATGTTCTTTGTTGCCTTCTCGACTTCAGACAATACAGAAGTGTCTGTTTCCTCAGAACCAATCTTTGCAATGAAAGTTTTGGTTTGAGAACGAACCCTACCGTTGATACGGTCGGCAAGAGTTGTCTTTGCATTCAGTACTGCAATATCTACAGTCAGTTGCAAGTCTGGTGATACGGCAGTTCCTACAGAATAGATTGCAGTTTCACTAGTTGGTGGTTTTAAGAACCAATCAGGCATAATCTCAATCTGGTCGACTACTGCCTTTGCTTTGTATTCGTAAACCTCTTTGGCCACGATACTTTCTGGTGGTACATTTGTCAATGTCTCCACAGTTTTGTTGGAACTACAAGCACCAAGAAGTGCCACAGAACCAAGAAGTATGATCTTCTTCATAATTATATCCCTTCTAAAAAGTTCACTAGATCATCACGCATTCCAGTTTCAGTAAACAATTCACTGACAACTGAACCGATTTCTGGGTAGTATGTTATCAAAACAACACCCAATATAATACCAATCAAAATTTTCATCATTTAATAACAGTCCGTTCCGCCGGTTGTCCAATTTGCATAACAGTTTCCACGTTTGGCTCTGTTTGGGTCAAAAGTAACTGTTATACTCCCAATACTAAAAGTGTTCATACTTTTAGGTATATACTGATAATGGTGTCCATTATACGATGTTACAGGTGTAACGTCAATAACTTTTCTAGAAATAACTCTGGTAGTACCAACTTCTGGTAAACCCTCTTGTATCACAGTCTCTACAGGCGAACTTTCCACAATCGGATTCGCTTCGACAACAACAGGGTTCTTGGTTGTACAATTCATTTCAGTTTTTGCAGATAGGATTTCTGGCGAAACTTCACTGATGATATTCTTCTTGGCCTTGACAGTTGCCTGATCGCAAGCGTCATTCTCTGTCATATCGGGCCCAAAGACATAAGAACCTTCAGTGGGGTATGTCGTACCATCAATCGTTACGTCCATAGACATAATACATTTTCTGGTATCCTCAACATACGGAAAAACCTTCTTATCAATATTTGAAGTCTTTTCGATATGTTGTGTCCAATTAGTTTCTACCGTCTTGTCATACTCACATGGTACATCTGCAAACGCTGGATGACAACCAGAGATAGATGCAATGAGAATACATGAAGTCAATCTACCCAACATTTAACATCTCTCCTATTCTATCACCTATACAATCGTTTCTGTACTTGCACTTCTGATAAAGTTCTATAACCAACTCTGGTGTAGATACGCATCCAGACAATGCAAGTACAATCAACAATGGACTAAATCTTTTCAAAGCCACAGAACGCAACTTTGTATTTAGTGTTTCCAACCAAAATTTGGTCACCAACTGAAGTAGAACGAATACCCCACTTCTGTCCATTCTCATCGACTTCCAGTTCGCCCATAACGGTTACATCATCGTTACCATCTTGTGGCATCTTCAATGACCAACTGTCCATGATGTTCTGTGTCCACCGATACGCATACTCAAGTTTTTCATCGAGCGACATACCTTCTTTCGTCTTTACGAAAGCAACAGTGCGTGGTGAATCCTCAAACGCTGTATGAATGACTGCAACAGTCTGACTAAAATTGTTTTCCATAATATAATCCTCTCTTAGTAAGGGCCGTCTTGGTACTGGCACCAAAGTTCATTCCACATTTCTGAAACTGCATTCTCAGCAATACTGATATCGAAATGTGTTTTCAATCCAAGTGTATCAACCACAAAAGTATTTACCTCAGAAATATCTTCAGACTCAGAAATCTTATCTTCCAAACCTTCGATGTTGTAGACATCCTCTTCGATGTCCATAATGTATCCTTTTACTTTACCCATTTGATTCCTCTCTTTCGTATCTTACATAGCTAATGTAACAAGTAGTCAATATAATGTCAATGGCTTTTTCTTAATTTTCCACTTTAATTTTCCGTTGTGTATTTTTTGCAATCTTGCAATTTCTGATTTCACAACATCTTCTTTATCTAACCAATACTCTACCTCATGCCAAGGGTAGGTTACTTCTACAAATATTTCTTTCACACTCTCTCCTTATAATATGTTTTGTACAAATAATTCAACTTCTGTATTTCTGGATGTTTCCTAATCCACATTCCAGTGTGTGGTTCAAAGTGTTTTTTGAAAAAGTCATCCATCAAATCATTACCAGTTTTTACATCTGGATTTATCTTCAAACTTAATTCATCAAACTCACTGTCTGTCATAAAACTTTCACCTAGATACTCATAGGCATACGCCGCAACTGACAGTACAATTCTGTTCTTTATCTCTTCAGAGTACATCTGCATCCCATACTAATTGAGCAAGTTTGTCTTGCATCTTGTATGCCTCTTTCTCCCAAGGCAAGTCATAGTAGGCAGTCTTAGGGTTAATCTTTTTACCCTTCCACTTCTCACCATAACCACAAGTCTCTTTCCTTGCGTACTGTTTAACGTGAACCATCTCGTGACAGATAGTGGTGACAAGTTCTTTCAAAGAAAGATTGTTTGCAACCTCAATCTCAAACTCACGATTGGTATCTTCCATCATACACCAACCAACAGCATCGCCAGTTAGTTTCTTGATGTTCACCGTAATTTCTAGGGTTCTCATTTTAGGCATAAGAGCCTTAATCATCTGGCCGACAACAACTTGAGCAACGTGTCTCTGAAACTTGTTCCCACCATTGACTTCAATATAATTCATGCGAATCACCTCTCTTATTACTCTTATATGCTATCAAAACAAACCGAATTTGTCAAGGGCTTTTTGAAAAAAAATACCCCTGTGTAAAAACAGGGGTACGTTGGGGGGCAGTGAGAGAGTTTGAGAGAGAGGAGTCCACATCCCCCCAACAGTTATTATAGTACTAAAAAAGCACTAATTTGTCAACACATTTTCATTGCAGATTGTGTTGTTTCGTTTACCCTACGAGTCCAACCTCTACCGAATGTATCAAAGGTTTTTAGTTTCTCGTAGTACGATTGACGGTTTGCTTGGTAGGATTCGATGGTTGCCTCTAGTCCTTCAATCTGAACATAGGCATGGATTGCCTTCAGACTGTTGGGGCCGATTGCTCCATCTGCTGTCGTGCCTACAAGGTTCTGTAGATACTTGGCCGCTCTACCAGTTCCGGCATTCACGCCAAAATCAAAAACGCAGAGGTCAAGCCCAGCAGGAAGTTCGTCACCTTTTACTCTATCCCAATAGGACTTCTTGTAGATAGGTGCAACGTCCTCAAACGTCAAGTCCTTCATATCTTTAGTACCGCCATGTTCTTCATAAACTCTTTTGGTTACTCCCAAATTGGTTTCGCCGCCAGGGTCTTTTGGATGGTTTACATAACCGCCTTCGTGATGAAGGATGATTTCCAAACAGTGGTCGAAATTATTTGCCATTAGGCACTCCTTGTATAGTTATCGTTCCAATCGAACGCTTCTTTTACAACGGCCGCACTAAGTCCTTTATAGACTTGATGCAACCTTTTGTCTTTGGCATTGATGATTAGTTCTGCCTCAGACTGATGCAACCCTTCCAACATTTGGATAAACATATTCTCCTTCTTGAACTGTGGTATGGTTGTGTCACCCCCTTCGATAAATCTGTACAGTTTTCTAGCCTCTTTGCGTAGTACAGTATGTTCTGTACCTTCTTCGGCCTCATTAGGTTCATATGGAACATTGCCTTCTGGCATTACCCATTTGATGTTAGGGTCAAAAGAAGATTTGATTACCATACGAAGCGGTTCGCAATCGTACTCTTTAAGAATCGAAACCTTCTTGTCCTTAGTTTTTGCATTATGCACTTTCTTTAGAACCTCAGAAAGTAGAGGTGTGTAGTTTTCTTTTGCCATATTAAAAGTCTCCAATGTCATTCATAAGATTCTTCAATCTTTTATTTATAAAATAATTTAGTAGTTTTGATCTTTCACCTTTCGGAGGCTTGAGGTATTCAAGCAGAATCTTCTCCTTCAAGACATCTGGAATACATTCCAAATCAATCAAAGTTTTGTTGCGTTGATAGTTTCTCAACATTTCTTCTGTACAGAAGTCCTCTGGTTCAAGTCCAATCCAGTTTTCGATTTTCTTCTTTGCCAGTGGTTTCTGTCGCAACTCATCTACAAAAGTATTGTCTGATGATAGGAAGTTAGGAATACCGTCACTTCTATCACCTTTCATTATGTGTTCTTTTATATATAGGTGAGGGTCTTGTCCATTCAAAAACTTCTTCTGAACTGGCGAAAACTGTTTTACAAAGTTGTGTTTCTGCAACTGAATAAAATCCTTATCACCAGATAGGACAAGAACCTTTTCAAATGCAGTTGGTGTCTTTGAGATATAGTCAACTACAGTGGCGATACAATCATCTGCCTCTGCACCTTCTACATCCAAAACTTTGTATGGGAAGTTATCTCTGATTTCATCACGAATATTATTCAGTGTTTCAAAGATTAGATTCCAATCGAGGCCAGATGCTTCTCTGTCCTTCTTACGATTAGATTTGTAGTTGGGGAAGAACTCTCTTCTCCAATACTTTTTGCTGTCATAACATAGAACAAGTTCACCGTACTCTTCGTAAAATCTAGAACGATACATTCTCAAAGAATTGAGAACCATGTGTCGTACCAAATTTTCATCTACATCATTCTGTCGTTTTGAACCTATCTGCATCATTAGATTGCTGATGCATACTTGGTTCATATCAATCAATATCATAACTATTCCTTTGTTTCATCTCCAACTAATTCGTTGACTACATCCTTCATTGTAGCCATATCAAACTCAGTATACAATCCCTGTGTTTCATCATAGTCAGAGTTTACGAACAAGTCTACCAACTGTTGCATAGGATGTTTCACTCCCATGTCTTGATAGATAGTAGACTTTACCACTTCAACTAAGAACCCTATGTGTTTGATAAATTCTGGATTATCAACATCAATATCGTTCTCGCTCATATTATGTATCATGTTTACAATCAAGCCTTCAGTAAGATGTTCTGCATACTTCAAATCTGTGTGCAACTTGATTGCAGTATCACTAATTTTTATATCTTCTTTTACGGACATCTTTTTTGGGAATTGGATAATTTTATCATTATCATTTTCCATCTACTATTCCTCTTCCATTTCCCTAGTCCAAACACAACCAATGTCTGGATACCAGTGGCCTATGCTCCTCTTTGGTGAACCATCTGGGTGGTACGCCATAGTGATAACTCTCCACTGGATTTTGTTTTGTTGGTGTTCACCCCAAAAATCATCACAGTAATCACCATCTCTCAGATACCGTTGTAGGTTTCTGATATATCCTTCATGTGATGCAACACGAGCCTCTGCACCCTTTACCTTACGTCTAATATCACTTCTCGCAACTGACAACAGTTCTTTCTGTGTCTTAATCCATCTCTGCACATTCTTCATCGACAGTGCATTATCCTCAGGCAGTCCAACTACCTTTGGATGGATGTTTGTGTATTTTGGTGGGTTTGCTTTCGCACGTTTCTCTCGTGCAAGTGCAAGACGTTCTGCCGCGGCTGCCTTCTGTTCGGCTGTCATTGGTTTACGTCTTTTGCGTGGTTTGTATGAGTCAGTCTCCACTTTAGCACGCCGTGCCATCTTATCACCTCTTAATAACCAAGTTCTTCAAATCGCTTCTGCATCTTACGTTTGTACCTACGAGTTGCAGCGGCCTTTGCCTTTCTGCGTTTAGTACCACGACTTTCATAGTACGTTCTTTCTCGCAGTTCTTGAAACACACCTTCCTTGATAAGTTTCTTCTTCAGTACTCGCAATGCACCATTGACATCACCGTTACGAACTGTAACCGTCATGCCGCCTGGCTTCTTCTCTTCATTCCTTTTGTTTCGTCTATACATTATATCCTCAATAGTTGGCCTGCCCTGACGGACTCGAACCGCCGACCCACGGCTTAGAAGGCCGTTGCTCTAATCCAGCTGAGCTAAGGGCAGATTCACTCAACTAGTTACTTCTGGAATCTAAGTTTGTACTGTTTACCCTCATGGTAGAAAGTTACTACACTATGAGAATATACAGTTACAGATTCCTCATTGTAACGAGTTTGTACATTACATACTCGTTGTGTACCAGCAGTGGCATTACTATTATTGTGTCCAATGATA